GCTTTTCACGATGCTATCGCTATTAACTTTAACCAAGATTCTCCCACAATGGTGGGAACTGTTAATTCAACTGGGCTGGATTGTAGAATGACAGGTGGCACATCCGGTGAGCAAACTATGAAAGGTATAGCTGTCCGCCTCACGGGCGCAGATACAAATATTGGATTAGATGTAGAAGTGCCCGATGGACAAGATCACGTTATGCTTAGATCTTCAGCAGATACTGGTGATTATTTTGCAATCTCGACCACAACACACGGGGCAACAACAATCAAAACTGTTGATGACAACGCTACTGCTGCTCACCTTACATGTAGTGTTGATGGAAATATTGTTTTAGATCCTGCAGGGAATAATGTTATCGTTGCCGGCAATCTTTCAGCTTCAGTAAACATTTCAGCATCCGCTTTCTACGGAAATGGAACAAATCTCTCCGGTGTCGGCACCATGTCTGGTTTTACATTAGCGGGAGACGGTGGCTCTTCACAGGCAATCGCAGACGGCAATACTTTGACGATCGCTGGCGGAACAGGACTAACTACAACTGCCGCGGCAACCGACACTGTGTCGATTGCGCTCGACAATACCGCAGTTTCCGCGGGAAGTTATACCAAGGCAGATATAACTGTAGACGCGCAAGGTCGACTGACATCGGCTGCAAATGGCGCAGCAGAAGTTGTCACCACTTATAACAACGCCACTGATAATTATGTTTTGACATCCGCAGGCGCCGGATCCATTAATGGAGAAGCGAGCCTGACATTTGATGGCTCAACACTTACGATAACAGGAGACGCCGGAATCGACACAAACTATACAGGTACCGGCGATGCCACATTAGCCGGTATAGATATAGATCTTGATAAGGTCGGTGCGACCGTTTCGGACAACACCATGTACGGTGTTAAAGTCGACATGGACAACACCACAGCTACCGATGGCACCAACATCATGTATGGTTTACATGTTACTCCAACGCTTACGCACGCTGCTGATGCCGGCACCACCTATGTATATGGCGCGCACATTAATGCACAAGGCGGAACAAACGGCGGCAGCCTCGTCCAAGCAGCAAGATTTGAAGCTGGAGGCGGCGACTTCAACTACGGAATCCAGCTTGACGTTGAGGACGGACCCAATAACGTTGATCTTAGAATTGAAAGTTCAGCCGATAATGGAGATTATTTCCAGATTCAAACCACCACCCACGGAGCAACCACGATCACAACGGTTGATGATGACGCTGCCGCTGCTGACCTTACATTTACAATCGATGGAGATATTATTTTAAGCCCAGTCGGAACGACCGCGGTTAACTCCGATCTGGGAATTGGCGGTGTACCAACACTCCCCTTAGATGTACAGAGCACTTCACCCGCCGCGGGACGCCTGGTCAACACAGCGAATGATGCGTACGGTTCTTTGCTTAGGCTTCAAAATACACGCGCAGGCAGCAACGCCGGCGTGGCGGATGATTTTTGCGGAGGGGTTGTCTTCATGGCACAAGACAGCACGGCTGCTGCTACTCAGTATGGAAAGATAACCACTAAAGTCGCCAGCCCTACTAACACAGCTGAAGCTGGCTTCATGACTTTTGAGGTAACAACCGGCGGAACCACGGCTACGGAATATTTGAGGTTGGATGGGGGAACAACTTCTATCGAGGCTTCTGCCGATACGGTGATCAAAGCAGATACATATTTATCTGGCGGCATGCGCATGAACTATGCAGTGAAAACGGCAAATCATACACTCACCTCTACGGATCGTGTTGTGGTCTTTAACGCCGGCTCCGCTGCCACAGCATCGCTCCCCGCCTTAACAGACGCGATTAATGGCGTTGTATATACCATAAAAACTATTGGTGCCGGCGCGATCCATATTACGGGAGCCGCTGCATCAGAGAATTTTCTGGATGGTCAACAGTCCCTTACTCTCGCACAGGGAGACGCCGCAACGGTACTCGGACATATGAATGTTTCAGGTTACGAGTGGGCTGTAATCAATTTTTATAACATGACTCCGTAAACATTGGGATTAAAATGGGTTTTCCCCTAAAATAACACTACTTATTTCTGAACTGTTGTCAAAATAGGAGTCAATTTATGTCAAACCTTCTTAACGAAGCAATTGTAGATGCTAAAGCACTGCGCGAAGCTGCACTCAAGAATGCAGAAACCGTCGTCATTGAGAAATACTCAGAGGAAGTAAAAACTACCCTCGAGAAACTACTTGAACAAGACGAGGCCGGCTTTGATCCGACCGCCCCGGTAGACCCCGTTGCGGGTACCGCTGAGGTTCCGCTTGATGCGGATCCGTCCATGGAGGATTTTGCCGCCGATCCCCTTGCTGATACTGAAGAGGGCGCTGAACAAGAAGATTCCGTTGATGATGGAGACAATATTCCTTTCGCTGCTACTAATGGTCTGGACAAAATGACTGGTAAAAATTTAAATGGATTTGCTGCCGATGGTGAAGATGTAGAAATCTCCATTGATCTGGGCGCTCTTCAGGAAGCCATCGAGCAGATGTCAGAATCCGAAGAGGTAGAAATCGATGAAGATGAAATTGCATCTTTATTGCGCGAACAAGGCGAAGATTGTGGCGATGATGGTGACGAGCCGCTTCAAGAAGACGAGGCGTGGGAAGACGAAGAAGCCGGACAGGACGGACCCGCCGGCGGAGTTGCCGCCCAAACAACCGCTGCAGCCGATGCCCAGGCTGAAACTGATGACGGCGGTTTAGCAATTGGCGAAAAGAAGCCCGAAAACGAGAGCGTCGATCATTCGACAGCTGATAAATTAGTAGACGCCATTATGGAACGTCTCACTGTCGATATGGGCGCAGATTTAAGTGGATGGGCGGGACGCTCATCGGAAGATATCAAGTACGCATTGGCGAGAGCACTAGCTAGCCGCCGCAGTACTGGTATGGAAGACGAACTACAAATTATGAAGAAAGCTCAAGAAGAGTTGGTTTTCGAAAATAACCAACTTACTGAGCAAAATTCACAATATAAGCAGGCATTTTTAGAGTTAAAGGAAAATTTACAAGATGTAAATCTTTCTAATGCTCGCTTGCTTTACACGAACCGTGTTTTAAGAAATACCTCCTTCAATGAGCGGCAAAAAGATAAAATTGCCGAAGCTATTTCCAGTGCCGGTTCAGTGATAGAAGCTAGAACGATATTTGACACGCTTCAAAGCACAGTGGAGGCTAAGCCTAAGCGCAGCCCCAAATCACTGAGCGAAGCAATTGGTCGCCGTTCTTCTGTCATTCGGGCATCTCGGGCAACTGAGACGCCTTCATCTGATCCGATTACGGACCGGATGAAAAAGTTAGCTGGAATAAAATAATCATAAAATATAAAGGAGGTGATTTTTAATATGTCTAGTATTATTGAACGTTTAACCGAAGGCGTGGTTAATCGTGATATGCGTGCAGAAAGCCACGCATTATTAAATAAGTGGGAAAGGACTGGTCTTCTAGAAGGCATCAGTGCTGACAACTCCCGCAACGCAATGGCTCGATTGCTGGAAAACCAAGCAAAAGAGCTTCTCCGTGAAAGCTCCACTATGGCGAGTGGGGATGTCGCTGGTTTCGCAGCCGTCGCATTTCCGATTGTCCGTCGTGTTTTCGCAGGTCTGATCGCAAACGATCTCGTTAGTGTTCAGCCCATGAGTCTCCCAAGTGGACTCATTTTCTTCCTCGACTTCACGTTCTCACCGAACGCAGCCGGGGGAGATGCCGGGGGTGATGCTCGCGGTCGTTTGGGTAACATCTACACTGGTTCCATTTATGGTGGCGCTGAGGTAGGTAGCCAAATTACCGGCGGTATTGATCTTTTGAACGCTCGCAAGGCGGACCTTGGTGGTCCTCGCACTGTTGGCGCAAAGGGTTATGCCTATGCTCAGGCGACCGGATCGGGTGATGTTACATGGACGAAAGTTGATGCTTTCAGCCTTGACAATGCAAGTGAAGCTCAGAAGAAGAGTTACGTTAATTGGGATCCGGACATCATGTCTCTTTCTGGTTCGGGAACAACTTATGCCATCGCAGTTGCGAAGACGGCTGTTACCAACATGTCTCAGCTTGATACCAACAACCTCGCGGCAATTACTTGTTCCGTGGGCGATTTCACGGGTATTACAGCCGGTAAAGCATCTTTGGTGCGCCGGTTGACGACTCGCGATGATGATGGTAATGTTCAGATCGTAATGATCGGTCTTAACGCTACCAGCAATATCGAAACGGGTTCGTTTGCCACGACTGCGGCCGCCTCCTCATGGGTACAAACTGACGACTTTACTTCTACCGGGCAACCGTTGGGCGCTATTGTCGGTACAACGACCTGGGGACTTGAAAACCAGACGGCTATCCCCGAAATCGACATCAAAGTTGATTCCGTGGCTGTCACCGCAATGACCAAGAAGCTGAAGGCTAAGTGGACTCCGGAATTAGGGCAAGACCTTAATGCCTACCACAACCTTGATGCTGAGGTCGAGCTTACGAGCATTCTCTCCGAGCAAATTGCTCTTGAGATTGACCGTGAGATCATTGGTGACCTTGTCATTGGTGCCAAAGCCGCTACCTATTACTGGTCGCGCTCACCGGGTCTGTTCGTGAATCGCACAACCGGCGCTGAAATCGGCGCTAGCTCTGCGGCTCCCGACTTCACCGGTACGGTTAGCGAGTGGTATGAGACTCTTGCCGAGACAATCAATGATGTCTCTGCGCAGATTCATCGTAAGACTCTGCGTGGTGGTGCTAACTTCGTGGTCTGTGGCCCCGAGGTTGCTAACATCCTTGAATTCACCGCTGGGTTCCGCGCTTCCGTCACACATGATGACGAGAAGGGCTCCATTGGTGCCGTTAAGGTTGGCTCTCTCAGTAAGAAGTTCGACGTCATTGTTGACCCGTACTTCCTGCGTAACGTGGTCCTCGTCGGGCGACGCGGCTCCTCTTTCCTTGAAAGCGGATATGTGTATGCACCGTACGTTCCACTGCAAACCACACCTACGATCTTCGGACCGGAAGACTTCGTACCCCGCAAGGGAGTCATGACGCGTT